ATTGGTTCGCTCGGAAAGCCGAGGCGATCAAAGCCGAGGAAGGTGACGCCATGCGCGGTGCTACCATTGACCCTATGACTACTGCCGTCGAGACACGTCGCATCACCGTCAACGAGTTCGAGTTACGCGACCTCGGCGAAGGCGACGGGATGGCTTTCACGGGCTACGCTGCCGTCTTCAATTCTGATTCTGAGCCGTTGCCGTTCATCGAGCGGATCGCTCCGGGCGCGTTTGCTAATTCGCTGGGATCGCGTAACGAGATCAAGATGTTTGTCAACCACGACACGACGCGCGTGCTGGCGTCGAAGCGCGCGGGTACCCTGCGTCTGTCGGAGGATTCTCACGGCTTGCGCGTTGAGGCTGATCTTCCAGAAACGACGGACGGCAAGGATCTTGCCTACCTGATTCGTCGGGGAGATGTTGACTCGATGTCGTTTGGCTTCAGCGTTCCGAGTGGTGGCGATTCGTGGTCTTCGGATGGTGCGACGCGTGAACTGCGCGAGGTGCGTCTGCATGAGGTGTCGATCGTGACGGCCTTCCCGGCCTACGGAGCGACGACCGCCGGCGTGCGTAGCCTTGACAACCTTGCCGCCGCGACGGGTGCCGATGCGGGTCTGCTCGATGCGGCGATCACGAAACTAGAGGCCGGCGAAACGCTGGACGACGATGCGGCGATGCTGATCGAGTCGGTCGTGCAGAAGTTGCGCGCCGACACGACGATCGGTGATGAGGCGAAGGCTTCGTTGGACATGAAGCGCAAGCAGCTCGACCTTTTGTTCTCTCGCGTCTAGACGCACTTTCGCGCTGTTACCATTGGGGTTGTCTGATCTGCGGAGCCGCGGCAGGCGCATCCGATGCGGAGCCGCTCGGAACATCCGTTAGACCAAACTTTTGATTCTTGAAAGGATCACCCTGATGTCCGAATACCTGAAGCGCCAGACCGAACTGCGCGCAACTGCATGGGAAGAGGCCAAGCACCTGCTCGACGCAGCTGCCGCCGAGTCCCGCGACCTGACCGCCGAAGAGAACGTTATCTACGAGCGCATCTCCGAAGACATGGACAACCGCGCTCGCGTCATCGAGCAGATCACGAAGGACGAAGAGCGCGCCCAGCGCCTCGACGTTGCTGCCGCCAGCGTCCGCACGGACGAGGTTGCACCTGCTGACGACGATGACACCGAGGCTCTCCGCAAGCTTGCCCGTGGCGAGGTTCGTTCGCTCAACTTCGAGAAGCGCGACGTCCTGAAGACAAACACCGGGGCCCCAGTGGCCACGTCATTCTATGATCAGATCATTCTCAAGGCTCGCCTTGTTGGTCCGATGCTCACCACCTCGACAGTCCTGACGACTGCCGGCGGCGAGAACCTCCAGATCCCTCGCGTCAACACCTACTCGGCTGCAACGATTGCTACTGAAGCCGCGGCCATTGGCGAGAGCGATCCTGCATTCTCGGCATTCATCACGATGAGCGCGTTCAAGTTTTCGTATCTCGTGCAGGTTTCGCGTGAGATGATCGAAGACTCCGGCGTCGACATCCTCGGCTTCCTTGCTGACCAGGTTGGACAAGGCATTGGCTTCAACGTCAATGCGGCCTTGACAACTGGCACGGCCACGACGCAGCCGAACGGTATCGTTACCGCTTCGACCCTCGGCGTTACTGGTGGCACGGGTACTTCTGGTGCATTCACCGCCGACAACCTGATCGATCTGGCCTACTCGGTTGACGGCGCTGCGCGCATGTTGCCGGGTGCCGGCTACATGATGAACGGCAAGTCCATCGGTGCTGTCAGGAAGCTCAAAGATACGGCCGGGAATTACGTTTTCGCGCCTCGCCTCAATGAGAACACCCCCGACACGCTGCTCGGCTTCCCGCTCTACGAGAACCCAGCAATGGCTGATGCCGGTACTGCGGCCAAGAGCGTCATCTTTGGTCATCTTCCCAGCTACTACGTTCGTCAGGTCGGCGGCATTCGTGTCGATTCTTCGAGTGACTTCGCGTTCTCGACGGATCTGGTCACGCTCCGCACGATCCTTCGCGTGGACGGCAACTTGCCGCAGGTCAGTCACGTCAACCACTTCATCGGTGGCGCATCCTGATCGATAGGTAGAATGGTGGCTACCCGGCAGATCGTTTGTCGGGTAGCCACTATTTTTTTGGACGGGGGAGTATGTCGAATCGCGCGACGCGACGCCAACAGGCGAAGCACACAAAGCCACCAGCACCACCACAAGCCGAGGGCGTGACGCGGCAGCGCGTGCTTTGGGCCTCGAACGCTCCATTTTCTGCTACAGGCTACGGCGTCCAGACGGCGCAGGTTGTTCAGCGCCTAACGCGCGATCAGCACGAAGTCGCAATCGCGTGCAACTATGGCTTGCAGGGCGCGGAGACTACGTGGAATGGTGGCGTGAAGTTGTATCCGACGGGCGTCAGCGGATACTCTGACGATATCCTCAACGCGCACGCGCAGCATTGGGCGCACGGCACCGAGCTCCCCAGCCTGGTCGTGATCTTGTTTGACGTGTGGGCGCTAGAGAATCCGGGCATAAAGCAGATCCCGAAGATCGCCGCGTGGGCGCCCGTTGATCACCAGCCAGCACCGCCAAAGGTGTTGCAATGGTTGAAGCGTCCCAACGTCAAGCCGATCGCGATGAGTCGATTCGCCGAGCGGATGATGGCGGACGATGGCATCGAGTCGATCTACGTGCCGCACGCTGTCGAGCCAGTATTCAAGCCGACACCATCATTCGCCGATGCGGACGGAACTCAAGTCACCGGTCATGAACTGATGGGCGTTAAGTCTGATCGCTTCGTCGTGATGATGAACTCCGCAAACAAGGGCAGGACGCCAGTCCGCAAGTGCTTCGGCGAGAACCTGCTGGCGTTCTCGATCTTCGCTGCCAAGCATCCTGACGCGATCCTGTACCTCCACACCGAAGCGTCGGCGATCGCAACTGGCGTAGACTTGCGCGCGCTGATCCGCGGGTGCGGTATCCCTGAGAATCAGGTCTGTTTCGTTGACCAGTACCTCTACCGGATGAACCTGCCACAGCAGGCGCTAGCGTCGCTCTACAGCGCCGCCGACGTGCTACTGGCTACATCGGCTGGCGAGGGCTTCGGCGTGCCTGTAGTAGAGGCGCAGGCGTGCGGAACGCGCGTCATCGTGAGCGACTGGACCGCACAGAGCGAGCTCGTCGGAGATGGCTGGGCGGTCGAAGTGCAGCCGCTCTGGGATCCGTATCAGGATGCCTGGTTCGCCACGCCAATGATCCCGCGCATCGTTGACGCGCTAGAGGAAGCGTACGCTGCCGAGCGTGGACCGAGTCAGCAGGCGATCGACTTCGCCGCCGACTACGATGCGGATGTTGTCTACGCAAAGCATTGGCGTCCCGCGTTGGAGCAGCTAGCCGCGTGGGACCCAGCCGCGGCATGAGCCGACTAGCCACCGTCATCATCCCGGTCTTGAACCGCTACGACCTGCTGGAGCGTGCGATCGGTAGCCTCGGCGAAGTCGAGCGCCTAGTGATCATCGACAATGGCGACAACCTCGGCGACGAGGATGTCGATCTCTGGCGAACCGACGGGCAGATGGAAGGCATCGGCAAGACGTATCTATTGACGATGCCGTCGAACCTCGGCGTTGCGACGAGTTGGAATCTAGGGATAAAGGCAACACCAGAATCGGACGGCTGGTTACTCTTGAACTCGGACGCGTACTTTGCGGATGATGCGTTCTCGGTCTTCGCCGGCGAGACTGACGGAGTAGACGTTCTGCAAGCCGGTCGCCCACCGTGGTGCTGTACGTGGATTAGCAGCCGAGCCATTGCCGAGGTCGGCTTGTTCTGCGAGCGATTCTACCCAGCGTATTGCGAGGACATGGACTGGCAGCGGCGCGCACAAGTCTGCGGCATCGGTTTCGCGGGATCATCGGCTCACGTTCAGCACGACAACTCCAGCACCATCGAAGCATCCCCGAATCTGAAGGCGCACAATGCGCGAACGCACGCAGCGAACGCTGGATACTTTGACGAGCGTTGGCGTGACGTGGCAGACAACCAACTCCCACCCGATGCTGACTGGCGGTTGTCGACTAGGCTGGCTAACTCGTGGAATGACGACGGCGGCGAGTGACTACTTCCCTCAATATCGAAGCCATCCTCGGACGACCAGAGCATCCACCAGAGATAGATACTCCGCTGCATGAGTTGCAAAGGCACCGCGTCCTTGTTACCGGTGCGGAGGGCAGCATCGGATCAGCGATCACCATGCTACTCAATGATCGTGGTGTGTCTACGATCGGAACAGATATCGGCGATTGTGACGTGACGAACCGCACGATGCTCGACGATGTGATGGCGCGGGTCAAGCCCACGCTGGTATTCCACCTTGCGGGTGCCAAGCACGCGCCAGACGGAGAGATCGACCCGCTCGATGCAGCGACCGTAAACATTACTGGCACCGCGAATGTCGTCCGCTCGACCAGCGCGCGCGTAGTCACCGCCAGCACGTGCAAGTCGTGCGACCCAGAAACCGCTTATGGGGCAACTAAGCTAGTGGCTGAACGCATCACGCTCAACGCAGGCGGCAGCGTGGCACGTTTTTACAACGTACCCGAGTCGTCCGGCAACGTGTTTGAGATATGGAAGGCGCTGCCAGACAGCGATTCAATCCCGGTCACAATGTGCGAGCGATATTTTGTTTCGCTCAACGAGGCTCTAGCACTACTGCTCTGGGCGGCGGTGCTAGTTCCGGGGCGATATGCGGTCGCACCTGGACCACCGCGAGATATGTTCTCGGTTGCCCGCGCGCTCTATCCCGATCGCGTGCGGGTAGGTATGCCTCGGCGGCGGGGCGACCGAATGGATGAGCCTCTGCACGCTGCCAGCGAGACCCTGCATACAACCATCGTTCCCAATATCGTCCGCATTGAATCCCCCCATGATCCGGGGGCGGCATGATTATCGACGAGACACGCGGAGCAGTCACGATCGGCGAGGGCTGCGAGATTGCCGAAACGGCGATCCTGACGGGACCGTTGACGATTGGTGATCGCGTCTACGTCGGCGCGTATGCGGTGATTGGGGCGCCGGCGCAGCATCGCGGATCGTATCCCTGCTCGCTCGACTCCAAGCATCGCGCCGAGGGCGTAACGATTGGCGATGGTGCGTGCATCCGAGAGTTTGTCCAGATCCACCAGGGCATCGTGCGCCCAACGATCGTCGGTGCTGATTCGCTGCTTATGGCTGGCGCGCATATTGCTCACGATTCGCAACTTGGACGCGGTGTCACGATGGGAAGCTTCAGCATCCTCGGGGGCTTCACGATCATCGATGACGAGGCAACCTTCGGGCAGGGCGTCGTGACGCATCCGTGGATCATCATTGGCGAGAGGGCAATGGTCGGATTGAACTCCAGCGTCGTCAAGGATGTTGATCCGTTTGCAAAGGTGGCGGGATCTCCGACCCGGCTGCTCGGATCGAACACCAGCAAGGATCGTAGTCTGCCGGCGGAGTATTCTGCAAGCGTTCTATCCGAGTCCGTCTGGGAGCGTTGGGCTGGGTTGAGGGATCGGCAGGCAGGCACGCGGCGGTTATGGGCGTAGTTGTCGTCACACCGAGCCTGCCGAGCCGCGTTGATCTTCGATCCGAGTGCGTCGCGTCAGTCATGGCGCAAACACTCCAGCCCGTCGCCCACATCATCCACCTGGACTATCAGCGAATCGGTCCAGCAGCCTGCCTCAACTCGATGCTACCGGCTGCCATCGAGACTGGTGCGGAGTGGGTCGCGCAGATTGCCGATGATGATCTGATGCTGCCGCGTCATCTAGAGTTGCTCGCCGGGCATACTGATGCCGACGTGGTGTATTCCTACTGCGAAGTGACTGGGCGAGGTGGTTGGAATCCTTCGGCACCCTTCGACGCGGACAGGCTACGCGCTGGCAACTACATCCCCGCAACCACGCTGATCCGCACTGAACTGTGCAGTGATCTCGGCTGGCGCACGGATGCGGCGCACGGGTTTGAGGATTGGGATTTCTGGATACGCGCCCTCGACGCCGGCGCTCGCTTCGTGTGCGTTCCGTTCGTGACGTGGGTCTATCGCTTCCACGGCGAGAACCTATCTGCGGCGCTGTAGAATATAGGCATGGCGATCACCAATGGCTACTGCACGCTCGCACAAGTCAAGGCTGCACTGCGGATTACTGACAGCACGGACGACACGCTGATTGAGGGTAGTGTCGAAGCAGCATCGCGTCTGATTGACGGGTATACGCTGCGGAACTTTTACTCGGCCGGTACGGCTACGCGCCTATTCACCGCACCCGATCCGCTGTATTG